GCACCGATGAGAGAAAGGGAATCCTTGAGGTCATTGTTCGCTCTTAAAAATACCGTTAACCTACTGGCGATAGGTTAACGATCAGATTGATGATTGGTTGCTTTTTGCTCTGAGTGTCTTGATGACGTTGGCAATCGTTTCTCGCATTTTGGGGTGGGGCATAGTCTTGCCCAAGAACCACATGTATGCCGCTTGCCTTGATACACCAATATATTCAGCCACATCCTGCACGGGAATGTCGCGTTCAATACATAAGCGCCCAAGTTGCACTCCAATATGTTTGGAGTCTGCTTTCCTGTTTGCCTGTACGAACTTACGTGAATAGCCTGTATTGTTCATAGTAGGGGTGGGGGTACTCACCGTTCGTCCGCAAGCAAAGTTGCACGACTTTCCCCCCGATTCATTACTCAGCCCAGTCGTCTAAGATCGCGTCAACATCTTTCGGTGCGGCTTTCTTAGGGCGCTTAACTGGCTCAACTTCAGGCGCTTCTTGAGCTTCAACCTTTGGTGCGGCTTTGGGGGCAGGGGCTTCAATGGCTTTCGCTTTCACACCATCGGCCTGCGCAACGGTAGAGGCGATAGCAGTCTTGGCATCTGCAGACTGACCCTTCTCTTGGCATGTTGCCATCTCATCTTCTTCCAATGGGCGTACCGCCTTGAAAGTCAGCTTGGGTGTAGCACTTGATGTATCAAAGCGCATCTCAGTCACAACTGCGGTGACGGGCAGACCATGACCACCCAAGAACTTAGCATAAGCCTGCAAAGGCATTTTGCCACTCTCGGCATTACCAAAGATTGACTGCGCGGGAAGCGTCAACTGATACACATCTCCTTGGAGGTCGTTCTCAAGGGTAACTGCCAGTCTTTGACTGTAACGGCAAGCACGTCCATTGCCCTGTCCTGAACCTGCGATGTTCTGTGGGCAGTTAGCGCACTTGGATGCTTGTGGCTCATCAACCTTAGTATCAGGGGTGATACCATCGTTTGACCAACATGTTGGGGCAACATTCTTGCCTTCTTCATAAGTACCTTCATAAAAGCTACGTGATACGTGCGGGTTAGCCGCAACGATCACAATGTTCATTGCACGATCTTCATTCTGTGCAATTTCTTTACCGTCAACGAGCATACGGAACACATTGCCGCGGATCGAGATTCGCTTGCCTGTGGAACTTCCAGTAGAACCCATTAGGGCTTTGGTGGTTGCATCCAGTTCAAGGTTGCGTAAGTGTGCGGGAAGATTATTACCGCCTTTTGAAAAGAGTGTCATTGCAGTCATTTAGTTTCTCCTGAGTTAAAGGGCGATCCATTCGCCATTGTGATCCACGTACTGTGTATCGAGATTACCGTCACACCATGTAATGATGTGTCCGATAGATGGGACTTGTTCTACAAAGAACTTGATAGTCCTTGCCATGTCAGTGCAATTGCCCGCAGGCATGTGAACGTGACCAACATTCTTTAATAGGTCATAGGTTACGTTTGTAACCTCACACCCAAAGTAGTGGTGATCAATTGCGCTACTCATTTAGTATCTCCTGATGTGTTTGTGATGGTTTCGAGGTCTGAGCGTTTTACACGCACCTTGTTGCCTACTTTGAAATGTGGAATCTTATTCGCACGGATTAGCGTATAGACCGTTTGTCGAGAGACGCGCAAATACTTTGCAACTTCTTCAACGGTCAGAGTTTCAACTTCCATTTGAAGTCCTCCTGATGGTTACGGAATATTTAGAATCGACATTCAGACCCATGGGCATCATGTCGGGGTTTTCGTCAAGCAACTGTCTCATCGTAGTCTGACTGATGCGCTTCTCTAAGAGTTCAGGCATCTTGTGTTCCATGATGAAGCCGTGCATGGCTTGCCAATCACTTGTCCAGTAGCGGGTTTTAACACCACGCATGACTGTGCCGTGTTGGGTTTTAAGGCTATCAGCGCCAACGGATTTACAAAGGTCAAGCAGTTTGCCTTCCAATGTTTCCATCTGTTCTTTGATAACCCCGTCCTGTTCTTCGTACTCACGTAGAAGTTCAGCACGTTTGTCGCGCATCTTGATGTATGCGGCGACAAGTCTATCAGCCGAAATTGATTCGGTCATATCTCTCTCCTTCTCTTTATGATTAAATGATACACCTAAAATTTACATTGTCAAGAATTTTTATCTCAGTAGTTCCCCGTATAACTGGATAATTTTGTGGTGTATATCAACCTTGCTGTTGAGCATGGTGTACATACGTCTCTCGACTCCACTACCTTGCAAATGCACCACGGTCGTAGGGTTCTTCTGCCCTGCTCTATGCACCCGTGCGTTACATTGCAAATACGTTTCCACGGACATGACTGGACTCCAATACACAATTGTGTTTGCGGCATGGAGCGTGACACCGTGTGATGCGGCTTGCGGTTGGATGACCAACACTTGCAAATCGTTTTTAGTTTGGAAGCGTTCAAAGATTTCTGAACGCTTTGCGGCAGGGACAGCACCGTTAATGATTGCGGTTGCGTACCCATGCTTCTTTAAATCTTCAGCAACAAGTTCAATAGCGTGTCGATAGGGGACAAACACCAGAACTTTGTGACTTGACTCCTCTACAACTTCTCGTAGGACAGCTAACCGATTGCTTGCATCAAAGTGAATCACCTCGCCTGTATCGGAATACACCGCGCCACCTGATAGTTGTAGTAGCTTATTCAGATTAGCCGCGGCATTAACTGTTGTGATCTCCTCACCAGCGGCTTGTACGATCAACTGTTTACGTAGCAACTCGTAGTACTTTGTTTGTTGTGCAGTAAGCGGGACGTCTCGCGTAACATAAGTCATCTCAGGCAGATCAAGGCATTGCTCTTTCGTAAATCGTATCGCGGGTTGCAAGGCTTTATGCACCACGTTATCCGCATCGGGTTTTGGCACCCACTTAAACTGCGTGACCTTGTTCATAACTTGATCTCTAAACCCGCCAAAGAACCTTGGCACTCCATCGGGGTTTACAAGTTTGGCGATGCCGTATGCGTCTGTCGGTGATTGGGACGCAGGTGTGCCTGTGAGCATCCACAACCATGTGTCCGGTGTCATTAGTTTACTCAACACCTTCCAACGTCTTGTCTGTGGATTTTTATACGCGTTAGCCTCGTCAATCACGATAAGATCAAAACCACCCCGTGCAATGGCATCCGCTACGATTTCTACACCATCGTAATTGATCACTACAAATTCAGCGTCACCACCAATGATCTCCTTGCGCTTCTCAGGCTTGCCGTAAGCAACATCCACCTTACGGTGCATGGCAAACTTAAACAAATCATTGCGCCATGCCGAGTCCATGATGGACAAGGGGCAAATTACAAGCACACGCTTGATGCGTTTAAGCGTCATCAGATAGTCTGCCGCCCAAATGACTGACGCAGTTTTTCCTGTGCCTTGTTCATTGAAACAAAACGCACGTCTGTGTAGCGTTAAGAACGAGGAAGTTTCTCGTTGGTGGTCGAACGGTTTAAACAATCCTGGCCACTTGTACGTAGCGTTTATCGGTGAAGGTATTGGTATGCGTAAGTTCTTCAGAACAATCGCTTCCTCAAGTCCCCAATTCACCAAAACTTCTGCGTGGCTGTTGTACTCAGTTATTACTTTACTCTTTGGGATCACAGTTGTGATGCGATCCGGATTGCGTACCTTGAGCAATACTGCTCTGTTATCTATGATCTCCATGCCATCTCCAATAGCGTTGCACTTCAAACACGGTGTTTGAAGGAAAATCCCCGTCTTTCCGAGGTGTCCGTCAGTTCCCAACTGAAAGGAGCGCTGTGCTGACTGGTGTAGTTATTCCATGAAAAAGGAAAAAATTCCTCGGTCTCGCTATCACTTACACCTTACTTCGCTAGACCCAATTTTAGTAATTCACCAAGGGGCAACTTACATCATCGACTTGTCAGACTTACGCCTGAACGAGCGATTCTTTGAGGGGGCTTGCAACTTATAACCGTCTGCATTACTACCACCCTTTGATAAGGCTTTGACGTGGGCAACATCTTTACCCGTACGGTCAACGCCTTTCTTGTCTAATGCTCTCCTAGCACGTTGTCGCTCCATGCGAGCTTCATGCGCACCGGGTCGCTTCTTCTCTAATTCCCATTCGTGTTTAGCGTCACGATCCGCTTTATTTTTGTACGGCATTTATCCGTTCCTTCCATTGTGTGAACAATCTAGCACAGGACACCATCCCTTGCAAGTGAAATTTTGTTTAGGGTTAAACACTCCAGTTTCGTACGCAGTTTCACGCGAAACCAATGAACCGTCCAACTCCGAAAAGACATTGAGGCCCGTAGATGCGTGGTACTCAGACCGTACAAAATCTTTACATACAACAAACAACAGACCAGCCTTTACGCGTTCTATTTCAGGGAAATGCAGGAACACGCAGGCAGACATGAGTGCCAACTGTTTGGGGTCAGCGTACTTACTGCTCTTGCCCGTCTTGTAGTCAATAACACGGGCTTCTTTCTTTTCATGGTCGATGATGAGCAAGTCTGCAACACCCCGATACCAAACTTCTTTGTCAAAGAATCCGCAAGGGGCAAGGCGTCCATCGACCTTCTTGATGCCCATCTTGTGTTCGCACAGCTTCTCGCCTTTGATGTTTGCCAACTTGTCCAACATGGACTGCATGTAGCCGTACTTGGCAGGAATCGGTGTACCGTCTTTGATGTAGTCCTCAGCCGCTTGGTGGACTGCCGTACCGTACAGCATGGCTTCGCTCTCGGGTTCTTTAATGTCCTTGACCACTCGCAAGTGGTAATACTTCTTAGGACACTGATCGAACAGCGTGATACTTGAGTAACTCCATGCAGGCACTTTGACCATTAACAATCTCCGTATGAGGCTCCGAACCCTGATTCACAATTCAGCGGGATACCTTCTGCCCACTCCGGTACGAATCGCATACATTCTTCGACGTATGCAACAGCTTCAGCGGCTTGCTCGATTGGAGCTACACACGCCACAGCATCGTGTACAGTGAGTACAACACGGTATCTCTTCGCAATCTTCAGCATCTGCTCACCAATGATGCAACGTGCCAAGCCCTGACAAATGTTCTCTGTCAACTTACCACCGTACAACTTCACTGAGCCTCTGCGTGAATCGTAAATATACTGCTCTTTTCCGTCTTTGTCTTTAAATTTTTTCAGGTTTGGGTATCTTTGATACATACCGTTTGGCATCAGGATACCGTCCTTGTTGACGGTCACAGCGCCGTTGCCCCACTTGACAGTACGCCCCTTGGACAGCGCTTCGATTGCTCTGTTGCCGTTTTGCCACAAGGTTGGAATCCACGGGTACGTTTCACGGTATACATCTATGATGCGCTTGGCTTCTGCAAGTGGTGTCTCAACACCAAAGGTCTTGAGTTGGGTTTGAAACTTGTCCGCCCCCATGCCGTAGCCCGCGCCCAAGATCGTAGTCTTGCCAACAAAACGTTCGCCCTTCTCAATCTCATCGACCTCCTTGTTGTATATAGCAGATGCCATGATTTTGTATACGTCCTTGCCATCTCTAAACGCCTCCACCAAATCTGTTTGTCCTGCAAACCAAGCCAACACACGGGCTTCAATCTGCGCTGAGTCACAGTCAATGATCACATGCCCTTCGGGAGCAAGGATTGACCGCTTGATCTTGCCTGCGTTATCACCGCGTGAGGGCAGGTTCTGAAAGTTCAGTTTGTCTGCACCACCCCACCGTCCCGTGTGGGCGGCATAATAAGACAGGGGTACAGGTATCAGTCCTCTTGAGGCAA